TTTTTGAAAAGCCATTGATTTAAACTATGATACTGAGTTCTGAATACTTGCAACTGCTGTAGTGAAGTTGCCATAAACAACAGCACCTAAGTAGTTATTAGGTATCCACAAACATCCACGAGTTTCACAAAGAATAGTTACTAAGTTCTTTGTGAAATCATCATTCTCATATCCTACACTAATCATCGCATCTTCACGAACAGCAAAATTTACTTTTGTTGAATCCATGATGTAGAAATATCCAACCGGAACACCTGTTGAAGCTACTATACGAACTCCATCAATTTCAATTGTGTTAGCAGATGGATAAGTGAGTAAGTCACGAACATATCTACCTTGACTATCTTTCTGAATTAACATTTTAGTTAATGATGTAGGGTGCATCAAAATCAAATTTGCCTGAAAGTCTGCTGAATAGTTAGTGTCTCCTCCTGTTGCTGTTGCAACCTGATTAATACCAATTTTCAACACATCAAAGTAGTTAGCGTAAGGAACACTCGCTGCGAATGTAGTTCCGCCGGTCCATGCTGTTGCCTGATTCTGAATACCATTCAATGAAGTAGTGGTATTAGTTCCGGTTAAGGCATCTGTATCCATTTTCAGCATAACCAAATCAACAAGTGATTTACGAATCATGTTATCCATGTATGGAACATCGTCTAACATTTCCTTTGACACTTTAATATAAGAAGTGAACTTGATAACATTTGCTGAATTTTCAACTAAGTCAAAATCCTGTTCAGTCTTTGCACTTCCCTCTGCTGTTCCTGCTGCGCCTCCATCTGGATTACGCTGTTCAACCCAATATATAATTTTTTTAACTGTACGCATTGTGTTAATCAACTGAATAACAAATGGATTTCTGCGAACAATCTCTACCGGCGCAGGAATGAAGTCCACAAGAGAGTAAGGAATAGAACCTGACGCTGCGCTAATGTTTGCAGTAGTCATTGAACCTGCGCTCTTGAAAGTGGTATTTACTGTTGCTCTTGAATCCACCACCTTAGTAATGTTTTCAGGTGTCATCAGTTTTTTGTAGGCACTAAAAATATCATCAGCAAAAGTTGTTGATGTGTTCATTCTTTTTTGCGCTTCTTCTTTCTGTGATTTAAGGCTTAAACCAATTTCTGTTATCTGTTCTTTTAATGCAACAATATCAGCATCAGTTGTGGCCGCTTTCAGTTTTGTTTCTAATTCTTTCAGTGTTTTAAATTCAGCACTTTCAGAAATAAGTTTTTTAAACTCTGCCTGAGTTTCTGCTATTGCCTTTGCTGAAACTGTTTTAAGTACTTCTTCTTTTGAAGCACCTCCTTCGCCTTCGCCTTCGCCTGACTTATCCATCTTCATAAATCCAAGTGGCATCATAGCCATTGAAGCGGTAATTGCGGTTGCCTTAGCACCGTCTTTAACTGTTGGAGTTGATGCAAAGCACATTAGCGCAATTACTGCAAACAATCCAAATGCAAACATTCTGAGTTTTGAGGTTCGTGCCTCGTAGTATTTTTTCATGATTTTGTGAGTTTTGATTTTAATGATTTTAATCAGTAAAATTTTCTGCTCATCCGGCTATCATGAAAGTGCCTTATTCGGCGGCTCTATGAAGTGTAGAGTAATAAATTACTTTAATTGAGCGGCTAATATAGCCCAATTATTTTTCTTTTTAGGGGGTTCTTGTTTTGAGTTTTCAACATTGTCAATTGTTGGAGTCAGTTCATTACTCCCTGCAAGTACTGCGCTTATCTCAATTAATGCAGCTTCTTTTACAGCAAAGAAATATCCTTGATCCATTGCGGCCGCTTTGTTGCCTAATTGATTAATATATTTATTCCATACTGAATATTCTTGTTTGCATTCAGGATCGTTGATAGCCATGTTAATATCAATGTACTTCATGGCTACTGAGTGCTGTGTAATTTCTTTTGCAAGATATTGCCCGAATACTCCGACATTCATATCCTTCATAATGTTTGAATCCATGCAAAGGCAAATAGTGCGACCCTCTTTTTCAATTCCTAAATCCTTCCATGCTATTTGCTTTTCATAAATACTTGTTGGCTTACCCACCTTTGAAGTAATCTTTTGTTCGTGGTCGTGTAAGTGCCAAATTTTATCCTGTCGTTCAGCTATCGACTTTCCGAAAGTATTTTCCACATGAACATCATCGTGTGAATCCATCCAGTTATAAGTATTGCCTATGATTGTGCGCTTAATTATTCCATTGGCAATATCATCAACATTATTGGTGCTGAGTGTTTTTTGAGTTTCTGCTTCAACCCCAAATGAATCAGTAAACTTTAATGCGGCTTTCTTAAAAGCAATTAACTCACTTTTATTAGCTGATAGGTATTTATAAAATTCCTTTTCGTTTTTAAATTCTGATTTCTGTTTCATTTCTTAATCTGTTTTGAAAGTTCTTTTTTCTTCAATGCTTCCTTCAGCTTTTCCTTATTCACTTTATCGCAAAGTTTCTCAACTTCAATTTCTTTAAACTTTTTCGAGTTCATTTTTTATCTGTTTTCGTTTTGCAATCATGTAAATATTTTTCATCCGCTGCTTAAAATACACCTGCTCTGTTGCTGTCATTATCAGCACCGGTTTCTTTTTTGGTCGTTTGAAAAAATTGAACATTAGTTTGCTTGTTGTACTTGTTGATATTGCGGTGTTTGCTGTGTTATTACTTTACTTCCCGTTAATTCAACCCCTGCAAGTTTAGCGTAGGTTTCATGGTCAATTACTCCATCTTTTAAAAGTATTGAAAGCCTGTCGGTTTCTAACTTTTCCGCCTGCGCCTCTTTCAATTCATCCTCTTTCATTATTGGCAAATGGTCATAACACAACTTCAATTTTCTATTTCTGGTATTAAACATCTCTTTGAAATTGTGAGTAAGCAAATCAGCCAAATCATCTGCCTGTGGCTTTATCGCATTCTGATAGCTTGCTTTTTCGCCCTGCGCTTTATTCTCATAAGTCGCTCCCTTAATGGATGGAAAAATATCACGGTCTAAATTGAACGCTGCAATGATTGTAGCAAAGTCATCTTCTATTTCTTCAAATAACATAAGGTCACGAACAGGATAACTCATCGGTTGCCATTGCATTGATGCAGTCGTAATCTTCACCTTTGAACGGTCGCCATAAATATCAGTATCCTGTCTAAATTGTTGTTCAATCTTTAATCGTTCCAGTTCGCTTAATGGTATCACTCCACTTCCATCCCCTCCTCCATTTGCACTTAACATTCCAATCATTCCTTTATCGTGAATCAAAATGTTTCTTGTTTGTAATGCTCCGATGATGTTTGAAATAGGTTTATTGAGCGGCGGTATTTTACTTTGACCGATTAAATTAGTCCCTACATTTTGAGCATTATAAATCACTTCATCAACCGTCCAATTAGTTTTAAATCCTGTTCCCTGCAATTGATACCCTGCAATAATATCTTGAATCTTTGTTTGCATATAAAGTTTCCCTGTTGGTATAACCTGCATCATCATATTAGGTAAAAGATAAAGTGCATTCGGGTCCTGATTCTTTGTTGCTCTCAAAGCATAAATCAATTCAGTTGCATAAATATCACACGCAATAGAATATTGTTTTAAAAACTCATTACAGTTTTGTAATGGGTTTGGATTGTTCAGTAACTTTAAAACAGGATCATTTGGATATTCTTTTTCATCATCTGTCACACTCACACATTTCCACCGGCCATTACTGAATAGCTCTGCCTTACGATTTATAACTACATTCAAATGAGGACATTCATTATAAGGTTTCAGGTTATCATCAAAATTTATCCATCGTGGAGTTGATGAATTGAAAATAATATTCTGATAATATGAGTTAGGATTGTTGGTTGGAAACCTCCAAAGATTTGAGAAAAATTGTCCTATCGGATAAAAAATTGGGTCACTCATTAAGACAAAAGTAATTTAATTCAACAAATTTAATAAAGAAGCTAATCCACGACTTACCCAATCACTCCAATGTTGTTCACAAATGTACTGCTTACATAACGAACAATAAGCAACTTGCTTCTTTGAGTTATCATCATTCATCAATTCACAAACCTTACATCGTGAGTTCACATTAAAGCGAACCTTACCCGAGCATGGAGAACCTTTTTTACAAGCCATTGAATAAATGAGGTAAGAATGATTGAATCATTTTACTAAGTCCGCTAACTCCATCCGGTGCATCATCATGTTTACTACTTCCATCCTTCATGTAACTTAAAAGCTCACGCATAAATTTATCGTAGTCACTACCTTTTTCATAATCATTTCTAAAACAAAAGTATTCTTTTATAAATCCATATTCTAATAATATTCTTGTATGTTTATTGGCTGAGTTAGTAACTGGTAAAACTTTTTCAGGAGAAATATGCCTGCGCAGTTCACGAATAAATCCACCTCCCTGATTATTACTCTCTACTCTTGTATAAGTTGCTTTTGTTTTTTCAATCATGGCAATACATAATGGACCTGTATAATCAATTGACTGTTGTGAAAAAATAATATCAGTTATAAATACTTTCTTCTTAAATATTTTTCCAATTACAAAACAAAGCGAATCATCTCCCTGATCTGCTACATCAATATAACCCATTACAGCCTCCATTCCATCTTCTTTAAAATCTTTTAGCTCAAAGTATTTCAGTTCGTCACGACTAAATAAAACACCTTCTAATTTTAAATCCCAATTACCTTTTACAAATACCTCATACTCATAAGGTGGCATATTTTTTACAAGTGATTCTAAATATTCTTTTGGTATGTATGGATTATCTGTAATGAGTGCCGGAACATAACACCATCCATCAGGCAACTTGTTATCCCTCCATTTGTCATAAAATAATTCTTTTACCCAACTATGCGATGGATTGCAAGTTCCTATAATTCTTATTGGAACATTGCCGCCGCCGGTCCAACTACCTGACCGCTCAATTATTTTATAAAAAGTCTTTTCCTGTATTTCATTTATTTCATCAATACCGGCTCCATTAATTTCAAGTCCTCTGAATCGGTTTAATTCTTTGTCAGTATCATAACTCTCTGCCATGAATATAAGTTGTGAACCATTTGTAAAGGTTACAACCTGAGTTTGCTGATTCCAGTCTTTTACATATTGGCCTAATCCTAAATTGAGAATTGAGTTGAAAGTTGGAAATAGATTTAGTTTTATTCGTGGCATTGATTCACGAATAATAAGCCAACGGCTTTTATCGTATTGAAAGCAGTAGGATAAAATAGTAAGTAATAAAAAAAATGATTTACCACTTCTTATTCCACCTCCATAAACTAAAATCTGATTCTCATCAAGAAGTCTTTTCGCTTCCCTCTGCTTTGGTGTTGGTCGTATTACTATCTGATCCTGGTTCATCGCTCCAATCTAAAACTACCGGCTTACTGAATGATATATTTGTATCCGTAGTATTTCTTGCAAGTTTAGGTTTAAAATATTCAAGTATCTGTAAATAGGAACTGATAAATTTATCCTCAGGTAATTTTGCAAGTATATCATTAAACCTTTCAGTATGTGTTGTTGCAATGGATTCAGCAAGTGCTTCCCATTGCTTTGTTTTTTGCCCTATCGATCCCTCTTTTCGACCTCCTAAACTATTTCCTTTCTCAAAAGGCATTGTGATTAATTATGTTTATTTATCACAAACTTACAATTTTACAAATCAAAAACATAATCTGTTACACACTTCATGAATTGGTCGAGCGAACGGCAAATTGAATATTGATAATTCCACCGTCCAACATTCTGTTGAAAGTCCTTTTGCTCGGGTGACTGTTTTCCTATTAGTGTCTTTAATTCAATTAGAAGCCCATGCTTCGATTTGTTTGGTCGCAGGATAATTATATCAGCCACTCCACTAATAACCCCTTCACGCTTAAATCTGACTGCTTCACGAACATTTCTTTTACCTCCGTTGGGGACATGAAAGAAAACAATATTTGAATGTTGATACTGCATCCATTTTATACATTGCTGTTGAAGGTGGCTTTCAGATTGCTTAATTGGTGGGTTTGTCATTACATTACTTTTAATTCATTTCGCTTAAAGATAGCTAATATTTCATTCTCTATCTGTTCAGTAAGTCCGATTTCAACTAAGTCTTTTGCCATCTTAGTCAGTTCGTAAAATGCAGTTCCCCTTGTTTTGTCCTCGTTATCCACTAAGTTAAATTCTTTGAAGATTTCTTTAGATGGAACTTTGTAAGACTGAAGTAGGCGGATTAAAACTCTTTTCATTCTCAAAGTTTCACTATCCCTACTTTCTGATTTGGCTACTTCAGAACCTAATATAGTCCTTCCCTTTCTTTGTGTGACTAACATGAGTGCTTCGTAAATTGTCCGCCGGCGGTCTGTGTGGTTTAAGTGGTTCATTGTGTTTGTAATTTGGGTTTGTTTTCTTTTATGAATGTAAGGTACTCATTTGCTTTTTCGTAAAGTTCTTTCTGTTCACACTCATTAATTATTTCGTCTATTAATTCCTTCACTTCATCAAATCCATGAATTAAAATCATTTGTTGCCAGTATGTTTTATTCATCTCGTATAATGTTTTTATCTATTTCACAATAACATTCTACTTCACCTGTTCCGCCTTGTTTATGTTTGGCTATCTTAATAATTAATTTATTCGGCTCAGGGCAATCTTTGAAGTCACCCTTAAAATAATAAGCCGGACGATAAAGAAGTAAAACCATATCAGCATACTCCTCAATAGCACCGGAACTCTTTAAATGGTGTAATTCAGGCTTCTTACTTTCAGTAGCTTCTACTTCACGATTTAACTGAGCGAGTAAAATAATAGGGATGTTTAATGTTTTAGCAAGTCGTTTTAATTCTTTTACAATGTCAGAAATTTTATCCGCAGTAGTTTGATTACGATTTTGTTCACCTTCCATCAAGTTTAAATAATCAATAA